AAAAGTAAAAATGAATTACGCTATTGTAGCTCCTCGTATATATAAAGGTAAAATTGAAAGTTTAGTTAGACGTATTACAGGCTTTGCTGATATGATACAACTTACACATTTAAAGCTACAACAAGTGATGTCGCGCATGATACCTGATGGTATATATTTAGACGCTGATGGTTTGGCTGAAATAGATTTAGGTAACGGTACAAACTACAATCCACAAGAAGCTTTAAACATGTTCTTTCAAACAGGTAGTGTTATTGGTAGATCAATGACCGCTGATGGTGACATGAACCCAGGTAGAGTACCTATACAAGAAATACAATCAGGTAATGGTGGTGCTAAAATGCAAAGTTTAATACAAACTTACAACTATTATCTACAAATGATAAGAGATACTACCGGGCTTAATGAAGCTAGAGATGGTAGTATGCCTGATAAAGATGCCTTAGTTGGTATACAAAAAATAGCAGCTGCAAATTCAAACGTAGCAACAAGACACATATTAGATGCTGGTTTATTTTTAACATTAAAAACAGCTGAAAACTTATCTTTAAGAATTTCAGATGTTATAGAGTACTCACCAACGAAAGATGCTTTTATACAAAAAATTGGTGCTTTTAATGTTGGTGTGTTAAAAGAATTAAAAGATGTACACTTACATGACTTTGGTGTTTATATAAAACTACAGCCAGACGAAGAGCAAAAACAATTGTTAGAAAACAATATACAAATGGCGTTGCAACAACAAAGTATAAACCTAGAGGACGCTATTGATGTTAGAGAAGTTAGAAATTTAAAACTAGCTAATCAATTGTTAAAAGTACGTAGAAAAAAGAAACAAGAGCTTGATCAAAAAATGCAGCAACAAAATATTCAAGCACAAGCTCAGGCAAACCAACAGTCTGCTCAAGCAGCTTCACAAGCTGAAATTCAAAAGTCTCAAATGCTAGCGCAAACAGAGATGCAATTAGAAGCTCAAAAATCAGAGTTAAAAAAGCAGGAAATGGCGAGCGAAGCTGATTTGAAAAAACAATTAATGCAGTTAGAGTTTCATTATAATATGCAGCTAAAATCTAAAGAGTCTGAAGGCTTGTCTAATAGAGAAGCCAACAGAGAAGATAGAAAAGATAGTAGAACTAAAATGCAGGCTTCTCAACAAAGTCAGCTTATAGAGCAAAGAAACGGTGGTGGTCAACCCGTAGATTTTGAATCGTCTGGAAATGACAATTTAAGCGGAAGTTTTGATTTATCAAGATTTGAACCAAGTTAAAAAAATTATTAATTATTATATTATATCATGGAAGAAAACAAAGACATACCTCAAGAAACGGGTAAACTAAAAATAAAAAAAATACCTAAATACAATTTACAAGATGAAGACATAAAGGTCGATCTTAAAAAACCAACTGAAGAACCAAAGCAAGATGAAATTAAAGAAGATAACCCTGTCGACGAGGGAGTGGTTACAGAGCTTAGTAATGCCGACACCACAGAAAAACAAGAAGAAGTACAACCGGAAGTTGAAGCACAAGAAGCTCCAACATTAGAAGAGGTTGTAGTAGAAGAAACTACAGAGGAAAAAGTAGAGGAAGTTAAGGAAGAAGTTAAAGAAGCGATAAAAGTTGCTGAAGAAACTGGTAAGCCTTTACCTGAAAATGTAGAAAAACTTCTTGATTTCATGGAGAAAACTGGTGGTGATTTAGAAGATTATGTAAAGCTAAATCAAGACTACAGCAAACTTGATGACAGTTTAGTGTTAAAAGAGTACTACAAACAAACTAAAAGTCATTTAAGTAATGAAGAAATAAATTTCTTAATAGAAGATAGTTTTTCTTATGATGAAGAAGAAAACACTGATAGAGAAATAAAAAGAAAAAAATTAGCGTTTAAAGAGCAAGTTGCCAACGCTAGAAGCCACATGGACGGGCTAAAGTCCTCGTATTACGACGAGATTAAGGCTGGGAGCAAGTTGACTTCCGAGCAAAAAGAAGCCATTAATTTTTATGATAAATACAACAAAAATTCTGAACAAAGTGAAAAAATTCAGAAGCTGCAAAAAGAAGTATTTGACGCAGGAACCAATAAACTGTTTAACAGTGAATTCAAGGGATTTGAATACAAGGTTGGAGAAAAAGTTTACAGGTATAACGTGAAAGATGCTGACAAAGTGAAAAACACACAAAGCGATATTAATAATTTTATCAAGAAGTTCTTGAATGAAAAAAATGAAATGTCAGATGCTAAAGGTTATCACAAGTCGCTATTTACAGCAATGAATTCAGACGCAATTGCACAACACTTTTACGAACAAGGTAAAGTTGACGCATTAAAAGAAAGTGTGAATAAAGCGAAAAACGTGGATATGAGCCCTAGACAATCTTTTGGTGAAGAATCTAAGTCTGGTTTTAAATATAAAGTGTTAGGTGATAGTTCAAAGGATTTTAAATTAAAATTAAAACGATAATTAACAATTAATACATAAATAAAAAATGGGATTAAGTACATTAACCGATCCAATTCCAAGTCCAGTAAAACAAACTACAGATGCTAGTTACTTGGACTTTTCGACTGGATGGGCACAACAATATCTACCTGAGCTTTACGAAGCTGAAGTAGAAAGATATGGTAACAGATCGTTATCAGGATTTTTAGCAAAAGTAGGAGCTGAAGAAGCTATGCAATCAGACAAAGTTGTTTGGACAGAGCAAGGTAGACTACACATTAGTATACCAGATGTAACTTTAGTTAACACTACAGACATTATAGCTTTTGACGACGTTGCTGAAGCTGGTTTAATTAGAAAGCACGATACATTATTAATGTATTGTACTTCTGGTACAGGTGTTGGAAAACAAATAAAAGTTCTTGTAACTGCTATTGACCAAGACAGTGTTGCTGGTGGAACAGTTGATACACTAGGTGTTAAAGTTGCTCCATACACTTGCGCTAACATGGCAACTGCAAACTCCGGTTTTGCTAACGACTCTATATTCACTGTAATGGTTTACGGTTCTGAATACAAAAAAGGTTCTACAGCTGATAGACACGCGTTAACTCCTGGTTTCTTAACTTTTGACAACAAGCCAATTATAATGAGAGATATGTATGAGATCAATGGATCTGATACTGCTCAAATCGGTTGGGTTGAAGTTTCTGGCGAAGAAGGACAGAATGGTTACATGTGGTATTTAAAAGCTGAAGGTGACACTAGATCACGTTTCAACGATTACTTAGAAATGAGTATGATTGAAGCTGAAAAAGCTGCTTCTGGTTCTGGCGCTGCTGCTACAGTAGGAGGTACTGAAGGTTTATTAGCTGCAATTACTGCTAGAGGTCACGTTTCAACTGACACTTTTGCTAGCACGAATGATGCTGCTGCAGATGCTGCTGCTGATTTAGTTTACTTTGATGACATCTTAGCTAAATTAGATACTCAAGGAGCAATTGAAGAAAACATGCTTTACTTAGACAGAAGCGATTCATTAAACTTTGACAACATGCTTGCTGGTGTTTCAATAGGATCTGCTGGTGGTACTGCTTACGGTTTATTTGACAACTCTTCTGACATGGCTTTAAACTTAGGTTTCATCGGTTTTAGACGTGGATCTTACGATTTCTACAAGTCTGACTGGAAATACCTAAACAACAAGTCTGCTCACGGAGCGTTTACTGCTGGTGCTGGTAACGAAAAATTATCTGGAGTTTTATGTCCTGCTGGTACTTCATCTGTTTATGATGAAACTATGGGTAGAAACGTGAAAAGACCATTTGTACACGTTCGTTACAGAGCATCTCAAACTGACAATAGAAGACTAAAAACTTGGGTTACAGGTTCTGTTGGTGGAAACATCACATCTGACCTTGACGCAATGACAGTTAACTATTTAACAGAAAGATGTTTAGTAGTTCAAGCGGCTAACAACTTTATGAAGTTCGTTAGATAACAACACTTTAAAAGAACCAAGGCTTCGGCCTTGGTCCTTTTATTTTTATTAACTTATATTATATATTATTATGACAACAAAAGAAAAAGGAACAAAAGTAGTACAACAACCTGGAGGTGACAAGCCCCACGCTATTGGCAACCAAATTACAGATAGAACATATTTATTGAACGATGGTTTGTCTCCAATAACATACACTATAAAAACTAAAAATGTTTTTTGGTTTGATAAAGAAAAAGGCCTTAGAAGAGAAATTAAATATTGCCCTAATCAACAAACTGTTTTTGTAGACGAGATGAAAGGGCCTCAGAGCATGGCTCACATAACTTTCTTAGATGGAGTTTTAAATGTTTCACGTGAAGATCAAGTATTACAAAAGTTTTTAGAGTTACACCCTCAAAACGGAAGTGTTTTTGAAGAGTTTAATCCAGTTCAAATAGCTGTTGATGAAACTGCTAGTTTAGAATTAGAAATAGAAGCTTTGATGGCTGCTAAAAATATGGATATCGACATGGCAGAAGCAGTTATGCGTGTAGAGATTGGTTCTGAAGTGTCTAACATGAGTTCTAAGGAACTTAAAAGAGATTTACTATTATATGCTAAGCAAAACCCAGCTTTATTCTTAGAGTTAGCAGAGGACGATAATGTAGTTCTTAGAAACTTTGGTATTAAAGCAGTTGAAAAAGGTATTGTAGCATTATCCTCTGATCAAAGAACATTTACTTGGGCTTCAAATAAAAGAAAACTAATGAATGTTCCGTTTGACGAACACCCGTACACTGCTTTAGCCGCTTGGTTTAAAACAGATGAAGGTATGGAAATATACTCAAACATTGAAAAACAATTAAGCTAGACCCTAATAAGTAGCCACTCTTTTTAGGGTGGCTATTTTTTTAACTTATTAGTAGTATCAGTGATTATATTACTAGACAAACAAACAATATGGCAATAAGCGTAGACACAGTATATCAAAGAGTATTAGCAATAGCTAATAAAGAACAAAGAGGTTATATAACGCCTCAAGAATTTAATTTATTTGCTAATCAAGCGCAGATGGATATATTTGAACAATATTTTTATGATATTGGTCAATTTGATAGAAGGAATGCAAATGATACAGAGTATTCTAACATGGTTAGTTTATTAGAAGAAAAAATAAGTGCTTTTGAAAAGTACAGAGTAGCTATGTCAGCTGTTAGTGGTAACACTTTAACACTGCCAACAGACGTTTATAGACTAGGAACAGTGTTTTACGCACCAACAGGGGCTTATGACGTTGAGGTAGAACAAATAAACAAAAAAGAATTAGTATATATGGAAAGATCACCACTAGTACAACCATCTGGTGACTATCCTGTATACACAAGAAAAACAAACACAACTATAAAAGTTTTTCCATCAACTCCACCAACAACATATTCTGTTAGCAATGTAACATGCAACTATGTTGCTAGACCAACAGATATTGTTTGGGGTTATGAAACAGTAGCTGGTTCTGCCTTGTATAACGTTAATGTTTCAACAAACCCTCAGCTACACGAGTCAGAAGAAACTTTATTAGTTTTAAAAATACTAGCTTTAGCTGGTATATCTATAGAAGATCCACAGCTGTACCAAATAGCAACACAAGAAGAAGTTAAACAAGTTCAACAAGAAAAACAATAAGATATGGGATTATTTAAAGGTACACAAGAGCAGTATTATGGTTTTAACAGTTTTAAAGTGGCTGGCTCAACAACAAATTCATTTACTTTAGATTACCCAACGTTACCAGCAAACTCAGGTGCTTTTAACGTATATTTAACTGGTACGGTAAATGGTGTTACTAATACTAGTAGAACTTTAATAACTGCGTACAGTGTAGCAATAACAAGTTACACTGCTTCTACCGGCGTTTTAGTTTTAAATACGCAGATACCTATAGGCACAATTGTTGAGGTTATATTAATAACTCCTGACTTTGGAAATTATCAATATATAAAACTAGAAGAT